CGCGTCTGACACGCGTTGACAAGCATCGCACAAGAGGCTATTCTCCCGCAGGAATATCTACATCGTGGATGGGCAGTTAATGGCTGACAAGAAAAAATCAGTGTCGCTATCCGTTGGCAGAGGCGAGAAACTGCCTGTGTCAAAGGGTGCGGGCCTGACAGCGTCTGGCAGAGCCAAGTATAATGCTGCTACAGGTAGTAACTTAAAGGCGCCTGCGCCCAGCCCGAAAACAAAAGCTGACGCAGGACGCAAAGCGTCATTCTGCGCGCGCATGGGTGCAGTAGCTGCTAAGGCAAAAGACGGCGAGCGTGCCAAAGCTAGTTTGAAAAGGTGGAAATGCCCATGAAACCCGGATTGTATGCAAACATCAACGCAAAAAAAGCCCGCATAGCTGCTGGCTCTGGCGAGAAAATGCGTAAAGCAGGCGACAAAGGTGCGCCTACAGCAAAAGATTTCAAAGACAGCGCCAAAACCGCTAAAAAACCAGCTAAAAAGGGTAAGTAAATGCCAGCCAACAAATTCACTAGAGCGTTGTACAAAACCGGCACTGTAGCATCTGAGAAAGCTGCCATTGCTAACCGCGACCCAGCCCGCAAAGAAGCCGCTAAAGAGATCACAAAACGTGAAGGCACGACAAGCCCCGGCGGCGCTCGCCCAGCACTATTGCGGATGGCCCCACCAAGCAAGCCAGCTAAAGCGCCAGCAGTTAAAATGCCTGCTAAACCGCAGATCATCCGCACTACTACGAACATGAAGCCAACACCAATGGGCAAAAAGCGTTAATCATGCCCCTTAGTAAATCACCCAGCAAAGCTGCGTTCCGCAAGAACATCAAAGCAGAAGTAAGTGCGGGTAAACCTGTGAAACAAGCGGTTGCTATCGCCTACAGCGTGAAGCGTGCCGCCGCCAGCAAAGGCAAGAAATAATTTATGGCCGACCCCACAGGCATTGAAGCGGCAGGCAAAGTCGCCAACGTAGGATCGAACGCGCCTAAGACAACGCGCGACGATCACGATAAGATGGCTACCATGCGTAGCCGTCTTACGATGACGCAGGCTGCGTATTCAGACAGCCGTGAGGACGAACTAGACGATCTACGCTTTATGGCCGGCAGCCCTGACAACCAGTGGCAGTGGCCTGCTGACGTGTTGTCAACACGCGGCAGCGTGCAAGGACAGGCTATCAACGCACGTCCATGCCTGACAATTAACAAGCTGCCACAGCACGTCCGTCAGGTAACAAACGAGCAGCGTCAAAACCGACCAAACGGTAAAGTAATACCCGCGGATGACAACGCTGACGTACAGGTAGCAGAGATATTTAACGGTGTGGTGCGCCACATTGAGTATATGTCAGATGCCGACGTTGCGTATGACACAGCCTGCGACAACCAAGTTACTTACGGCGAAGGTTACATCCGCCTGCTGACCGAGTATTGCAACGACGATACATTCGACCAAGACATCAAGATTGGCCGTGTCCGTAACGCATTTAGCGTTTACATGGACCCCACCATTCAAGACCCATGCGGCTCGGATGCTGAATACTGCTTTATCACTGAAGATATACTAAAGTCAGAATACGAGCGTTTGTTCCCTGACGCATCGCCAATCAGCACATTATATAGCCAAGGCGTCGGCGATCAGGGCATTTCGTCGTGGCTACAAGAAGATACAATCCGCATCGCGGAGTATTTTTACAACGTTTACGAGCCTGAAACGCTGCATCTGTACCCAAATAACCAGACTGCCAAGGCTAATTCGCCAGAAGACAAGCAGCTTAAAGAAATGTACGGCAAACCGCTTCGCACACGCAAAGTAGACCGAAAAAAAGTCATGTGGATGAAGACCAATGGCTATGACATTCTTGATGAGCGCGAGTGGTCAGGCAAATATATTCCTGTCGTGCGCGTAATCGGCAACGAATGGGAAGTTGACGGTCAAATATACATCTCTGGGCTTGTGCGTAACGCCAAAGATGCCCAGCGTATGTACAACTACTGGACCAGCCAAGAGGCAGAAATGCTTGCATTGGCGCCTAAAGCGCCATTTATCGGTTACGGCGGCCAGTTCGAAGGTTACGAAAACCAGTGGAAGACTGCAAACACGACCAACTGGCCGTATTTGGAAGTCAATCCAGACGTTACCGACGGCGCTGGAGGCGTTCTCCCGCTGCCTATGCGCGCACAGCCACCTTTACCACAAACAGGTCTGATACAGGCTAAAATGGGCGCTGGCGAGGACATCAAGGCCACAACAGGCCAGTATGATGCGTCATTGGGCGAACAAGGCAACGAACGGTCGGCAAAAGCTATCGTCGCACGCGAAAAACAGGGTGATGTTGGCACGTATCACTACGTTGACAACCTTGCGCGGGCAATTCGCTACATCACACGCCAAATCGTCGATATGATCCCTAAAATCTACGACACACAGCGCATTGCACGCATCATTGGTGCTGATGGCGAAGTCAGCATGGTCAAAATGGACCCGTCGCAGGAAGAACCAGTGCGTGAAGTGCGCGATGCTGAAACCGGCGGGCTAATTGAAAAGATTTACAACCCCGGCGTTGGTACATACGACGTTATGGTCACTACTGGCCCCGGCTACATGACCAAGCGTCAAGAAGCACTTGATGCTATGAGCCAGATTCTGCAATCCAACCCACAACTTTGGGCTGTTGCGGGCGATTTGTTCATTAAGAACATGGATTGGCCCGGCGCGCAGGAAATGGCAGAACGGTTCAAGAAAATCCTTGACCCCAAGGTACTTGCTACCGGCGATGAGTCACCTGAAATGGCCGCAGCGCAGCAGCAAATGGAAGTTATGGCGCAAGAACTCAACCGCATGGTCGATATTATCGAAGGCGTGCAGGCTGACGTTGCGAAACGCGAAGTAGACATCAAGGAATACAAGGCACAGGTAGACGCCTACGATGCAGAAACAAAACGCATCAGCGCCATGCAAGCAGGGATGACAGAAGAGCAAATTCAGGATATTGTCATGGGGACAATTGCTGGCGCATTGGATACAGGTGATTTGATTAGCGGATCACCAGAAATGCGTGAGCAACCTGACATAACCGAAGAAATGCCTCCGCAGCAACCAATGCAAGATATGGGCGGTATGCCTGAGATGCCACCTGAAGGAATGATGGAATGACTATAAGCCTCAAACATACCTTTACGTCTGCCAAAACTGACAGCGCCGACGCAACGCTTGTCCAGCCGTCCAACTGGAATCAAGAACACGTATTGACCGCGGCTGCTGGTAAAGTTCTTGGCCGCGATACGTCAGGCGCCGGCAACGTGCAAGAATTGCCTATTTCCGTAACGTCTGCGGGCAATGTTACTATACCGAACAACTTTGCCGTTACAGGCACTACAGGGCTTACAGGCAATACAACGGTTACTGGCACACTTGGCGTTACTGGCACTACAACAGCTACCAACCTTAACGCTACAGGGACTGTAGGGTTTACCAACGCACTTGCGGTTACGTCTGGCGGTACAGGCGCAGCAACGTTGACAGCTAACAACGTGCTGATTGGTAACGGCACGTCGGCTGTAACTTCCGTCGCACCAAGCACCGCCGGTAACGTCCTGACCAGCAACGGCACATCGTGGGCGTCTACGCCCGCAGCAACTGGAGCGTATACAGAATTCCTAAACCAATCGACGGACGTTACTCTTACTGCCGCAAATGCCGGCAAAATCATTATTGATCCGACAGTTTCAATTATGGTGCAGCTTCCAGACGCGACAACGCTTACGGAAGGCAAAAGTTTTGAGCTTACAAATGCCAGCGACCAGAACAATCTGTTTGTAAAAGGCAACGACGGCACATATCAGGCGTTTGTTGCGGCTGGTCAAACTGTAAATGTCACAGCAGAAAACGTTTCTACCGCTGCTGGCGTGTGGGTTGCCGACAACCCAAGCTACGGATTTAGCAGCCCAGTTTCGTTTGGTTTTACGGGAACGTACAACCAACCAGCTATTAACAGCGCGACTGCGGCCATAAGCGCCACAAAGATGATACGCATTAATTATAGCTCCGCGCAGAGTGGCTTGACCGCCACAATTATTACAAAAAGCGGATCGACTATTACAAGGGGTAGCGAGCAATTTTTGCTTAACTTGGGCCTTACTTTGAGCGGAGTTAACGCACCTCTCAATGTTATTATGACAAGCGCCACGACAGGCATTATTACTACTATTGCGCCTAATACTAGTAGCACAAGTGCCATTTTTCTTTATACATTTTCAGTTAGTGGAAGTGATGTTGTTCAAATTACTGGTCAAGATTCTTTTAGTACAACCGCCGGGTCTAACTCAAAAGGCATTTCGCTTGCCACTCTTTCTGCAACTTCTGTTATCATTACGTATCACTCTTCTGGCTCATACCAAGCTCGAATTTTAACGTTATCATCGGGCTTAATTACTGCTATCGGCGCTTACACCCTGTCGGCTGAGGCATACACCGACAGTAACACTATATATCCACAAGTTGTTGCTTTATCCTCAACACTTGTTGTTACTGGTTATTTTGACCGCGTTTCGGGCGATTTTTACGTAATTGCAGGGACCGTATCGGGAACTACAATTACGTGGGGTACTGCCGTAGTGCAAACTTCGGCTTCGGCTGGTGGAACTTACGCATATGGTATTTCCAGACTTTCTGCGACTGAATTCATCGTATCGCTTGGATACAGCACTACTCTTAGGTCAAATTACGGCAGCGTGAGCGGAACAACTATTACCCTTGGCGCAGTAGACGCATATACTGGCGCGGGAATATATAGCACCATGTCGTACCCAATAAGCAGCACTTCTGCGCTTGTTGTATTTACTGACATCATTACTACCACTTATAAACCAGCGGCGTTTGTATTAACAAAATCTGGCACAGGCTTGACCAGAGGCACTACATATACGCTATCAACAAGCGTAGGAGCATCGCCGACTAACGCTTCGCCATATTCACTAAAAGGTTTTGTTGCGTTTAACGAAATTCAGCAGCCCGCAACCGATCTCTATATGGACTACGCAATCACTACACGCGTCTTTGCCATACCTCTTTCGGTAAGCACAACAGTTGTCACTCCCGGAACCGGAATTCTTGTAACACCTGACAACGTCAGTACTAGTTTTGCTCCTGCAATCTGCACACTATCTAAAACGCGCGCTATTGCTTTTGTATACTTTAATGCCGCTTCTGATGGCTCGGCAAGCTCGCGTCTATATCTGCTTGATACATCTAACGCGCGGCCTGTAGTGCTTGCAACGTCCTCTACTATTAGCACGGCACAAGTTTTCTGCGCGGGGCAGTTGACGGCAACAAGGGCGCTTATTGCTTACGCAACTGGTACAGGCGTGACACCCACTATTAGAACGCTTGATATTACGGGCGATGTGTTTACGTTTAACGCGTCAATTACTGGAACATCGTTTATTGGCCAGCGCCCCGCAATTCGCAAAATTAGCGCAACTAAAGCAATGCTTTTTGTGATAAATACTTCTACTAGCGACGAGCGCATTTATAATATTGCAATTAGCGGCACGACCCTGACTGAAAGCGCGTCATATGTTAACACGGGTAATGATGTAGCACAAACGCAGACAAGCCGCCGCATTTTGTATAACTATGGCGATATAGGGTATTTTTACAAAGTTCAGTCCACCGCTGGAGCTATATTAACGTTTGATGTGTCAGGCGTTAGCCCAACAAGTCCAGTCACAAGTGCTAGTAGCGTTTCTGCCGCCACCCTACCTCAATACACTGCACTCGCCGGCGCGGGCGTTATGATTGCTTTAGGCGCGTACCAAACAGGCGTTACTTCGGCTCTTGTTAACGCAACAGTTGACGGCAACATAAAAAATATAGGGGCGATCAGCGCCGAATTTAACGGCGCGGGAATTACAATGCCGTTTAGTGCAAATTCGGTTATGATTTGCGGAAACAACACAGGTGCTTACGGAAAAGTTACTTTTGCCCCCGCAACTGCTATAACGTCTACAAACAACATAATTCCTAACCAAACGCGAACATTTACATCCACTTTTTCAATGCACGAACCAATTCAAGATTGGGTAGATGGCGATTATTTTGCCCCAAATACCAACAAGATTTTGTTTATGGGTGTAAACCGCGCGAACTTAAATTACGAAATGTATCATGTGTTTGATAAGGGCGCGGCTCAATGACAAGTCTTATTGATAAAAACTCAGTAGTAGCTTTCGGCGACATTGAAGAAACTGCTGACGCGTACATACTAAACGACGCGGTTATCTGGAAATCCATCGTACCTGATGGCGTTTTGATCGACAGCGAACCAGACCATGCGTCTGAAAACGGTTGGATGTATATCGACGGGGTGTTTGTCGAGCAAGAGCCTGTGCCAGCGCCTGTTGACTACGAAGCCGAAGCGCAGAACCGCAAAACCCGTAATACCATGCTGTCCGACTGCGATTGGACGCAGCTTGGCGATGTCAACTTGACTGCCGACTGCAAGGCTGACTTTACCGCTTACCGCCAAGCCTTACGGAGTGTTGATCTTTTCAATCCAGTATGGCCAATTGCGCCTGTTGAAGAATGGACTGACCCATCATGAAATGCGCTGACTTCGTAGGCACACTGTTTCTTGCGCGCGATGTAGCCCATTCGACGCACCTGAACACACGCAGCTTTGCCAAGCACTCTGCTTTGAACACTTTCTATGACGAAGTGATCGAACTGGCTGACAAATTTGCTGAAGCCTACCAAGGCAAATATGGCCTAATCGGCCCTATTTCGCTTATGTCAGCTAAGAAGACAAACAATATTGTTGCGTTTCTTGAAGGTCAGGTAGACGAACTTGAGGAAATGCGGTATAAAGTCGTTGATAAGGATTGCACCCCCTTGCAAAACATTATCGACGAGATTTTTGGGTTGTATTATTCAACCTTGTACAAATTGAAATTTTTGGCTTAGGATAATACATATGGCTGCTACTTTTGTATCTTTGAGTGCTACCGCACAAGTCAAGGTTGGTCTTGGTAAACTGAAGGGTATTTTTGTATCTTCAGGTACCTCGCCAACTGTCGCTGTTTACGACAGCGCAACGGCGTCTACTGCCGATCCAATTATCTTAAACACTTTTACTGGCGCTACTCCCGGACTCTATACGTTTACCGGTGACGATGGCGGCGTAGGTTTTAGCAAGGGTTTGTATGTCGTTCTTGGCGGCACAACACCAAAGGCAAGCATTTTTTACGAGTAAACCTTACTCAGAAAACCGTACTGGTGCGGCACATCAGGAACTCCATAGGAGTTAAACATGGACGAAACAGTCCCCAACGTAGCGGATGCCTCCGCGCCAGAACTCGAAGCCACGGCAGCAATCGAGCCTGTAGAAAACACGACGCCGGAAACGCCTGCTGAACAGGAAGCAAATAAGTCCTTCACACAAGAAGAACTTGACGCAATTGTTGGCAAGCGCCTCGCAAGAGAACAGCGCAAATGGGAGCGCGAACAGGCTCAAAGAGCAGAGGAAGTACAGGCCCGCCAGCAAGCAGGCTATGATATTACCCCTGATCAATTTGAGACATATGAAGATTACGCAGAGGTTTTGGCCGAACGTAAAGCCGAAGAATTGCTTGCAAGGCGGGAAACCGCAAGGCAGCAATCTGAAATGCAGGATGCCTACCATGATCTAGAAGAGGCAGCGCGGGACAGGTATGATGACTTTGAACAAGTCGCATATAATCCCAACCTTCCTATTACGGATTTCATGGCGCAAAGCATCCAAGCGTCAGACGCAGGCCCAGACGTTCTATATTATCTCGGCTCTAATCCGAAAGAAGCTGATCGTATTGCCCGTCTAGCGCCAATTTTGCAGGCAAAAGAAATTGGAAAACTTGAGGCTTCATTGTCCTCAAATCCGCCGGTTAAAAGAACTTCAAACGCCCCGGCTCCGATTGCGCCTGTCACAGCACGTTCTACTGGGTCAAACCAGTTTGACACAACTGATCCTCGTTCGACTAAGTCAATGACTACGTCGGAATGGATCGAAGCAGAACGTATGCGGCAGATCAAGAAGTACGAGGCACAACGCAACAGATAATTTGGGATTATTACCATGTCTAACTCGATTTTAACAATTGATATGATCACGCGGAAGGCTCTAGAAATTCTAGAGAATAACCTTGTGCTCACACGTAACGTAAACCGCCAGTACGACGATAGCTTTGCTGTCGAAGGTGCTAAAATTGGCTCAACCCTGCGTATCCGTCTTCCAGACCGTGCGCTTGTAACTGACGGCGCAGCCCTTCAGGTACAGGATGACAACGAGCAGTTCACAACTCTTGCTGTTTCCACCCAGAAGCACATCGGCGTCAACTTCACGACTGCTGAATTGACGATGCAGCTTGACGATTTCGCAGACCGCGTTCTCAAGCCACGTATCTCGCAGCTTGCTGCCAG